AAATAAATACTTACATAACGCTCTTATTGAATTTCCATGTGCAGATATCAAAATATTTTTATCAGATAGTTTTTTTATCGCTTTACAATTAAAAGTCTTTGGCGCAAATCCTTGAATAGTAGAACCATCTGGGTTCTTCTGTATTTTATCTGGAAAATATATTGTTAAAACATATTCTTCTAGAAACAATGTCTTTATATATCTTACAATGCGATCCCACATGATTTAACTCTTCTCTTTATATGTATCCTGTGATCCAACTTTTGTCTGTCCAGCACCCCACAGTCTTTTCATTGCGTCAGACTTTTTTACCGTTTTCAATTTGGGCTTCTTAACATACTTACCTGGCGGTATTGCTCTACCCATTTAGCACCCGCAATCTCTACCTGTACATTTGCAAGGGTTGCAAGTGCAGTTTTCACATTTACAATTTGGATTCTCACACATATCCTTCTCCTTATTAACAGTTCCAGCGGCGTCTGGCCGCTTTACCTCTTTCTCCCGTCCATCCACGAGAACGGGCACAAAATGATTTTCGTCTACCAGCAGCCTTACTTCCTTTTTTCAACTTAGAAGGAGGAGTAGTAACTGCGGTTTGTAATTTAGAACCTGGGTTTTGTCTACGATACTTCTCGACACCTTTCTTTGTGAGTCCTGCACCTTGTTTGACAGATCGCTTATGTCCACCACCGACAGACAAGCCTTCCGCATTATCTTCTGTGATCCAGCCAAAATCATAAAACTCAAAAAATGTCTTCATTTCTTTTTCGCTACCTTGAATTTTTTAGCGGCATATTTACTAGCACTACCGCCCTTACTTACTTTAAATTTCTTCGCTTTCTGTGGTTTTCCTGCACTACCTTTTTTAATTCTTGCTAACTCATTCTTTCTTACTTGAGGAACCATTCTCACGGCTAATCTTTGTACTAGAGGAGCAAATCGTTTTGCCATTGCTTCAATTCTGGCTTTCTCTTGAGGCGGCATTGCAGACATATCACGACCTCTAGCGAATCTTGCCTTGATTATGTTTCTAGCACCTCTAGTTGCTCTTTTCTTAATTCTAGCAGGATCTGCCGCTCGTCTTGATGCTCTCATTCTAGCAACTTTTAACTTTTGACGATTTCTTCTAGCGGCGAATCTACGCTTCATTCTACCTTGAATTGACAGAACTTCAATGATCTGGACCTCTTCATCACTACTACTTATATCATTTGGAGGAAGTGATTCGAAGGCCGCAGAATCTTCTATGTCTTGCAGTTCTTCTGGATCATACATATCTAACTTAATCATATCATCAAATGTTAAGTTATCGATGTCAGTTTCCATCTGAGCGATCTCTACCTCACTAAACTCAAAGTCTTTAGGTATTTCTAAAAACTCTTTGCTATTAGTCTCTTTATAGTCATCTTGTGTAGATTGACCCGGAGTTAATTTCTTAAAGTATTCTGTGCCTTGCGGAGTTCCCCATTCGTGACTACCTGGTCCCATTGCCGCTTTATATTCGGCAGTTTCTCCAAGCATGCCAACGAGTACTTTACTATCTAAGTACTTAGGAAATGTAGACCTAATAATTTGAGCGGCATAATAGTTGTCAGCATGTCGCATATGTCCACCAGATTCTCTTCTCTTTCTGGCTAACAAATCTTTTAAGAGTTTTAATGCGTACTCATACTTCTTCTTATGTACTATTTTGCCGATAGGTCTCTTCATATATCGAGGTACTATCTCTTCTTTCTTGACCTCTGCATCTTTTATTTTCTGTCTATATTTGTCTGCTACGCTCTTATAGTACTTTGCATTTGCGTCCAGATCAATACCATGTTTAGATTTTAATCTATTGTTGAATCTTTGTTGTGCAGACAATTTCTTGTATGCTTCTTTTACTTCTGGCTTTTCATGTACATATCCTTTTTTGTCCATTCTTACATGGTCTTCATACTTCTTTGCCATGTAACCTTTCCCAGTTTTAGGATCGTACATCATGTGTGGTTTAAAATCTTTTTCGTCTACACACTCGGTAGCCAATTTGGCGGCAATAGCCATCTCTCGGCGTTTTTTCTTGGATTTGCCTTTGAATTGTGGGGCGTCACTTTTGTAGAAATCTTTAATGACTTCGCCCATTTCCATATCTTTTATTTTCTCATCAATTTTTATGGAAAGAGTTTTGATCTTCTGTTTTTTCTTCTCTGCTTTTCTTTGCTGTGAAGATTTGCCTATTCGATTTTTTATAACACTACCGTTTCTTCCAATATCTTCTTCACCTATTCCAGACAATGCATATTGGGCATTGTTCAACTGTTCTCCCATACGAGTGAATTTTGTTGGTTTTAGTGATCGCTTCATAACCATCTGATTATTAATCCACTTCTTTGCTTTGTTAGAAGTCGGTGCCGATCTAATCCATGCACCAATCTTTCTGTAAACATCTAATGTCTGCGTTTTATAATCAGCATCAGTTGAATTATCAACAATAAACATATTATGTCTGAAATGCTGTTGGAATTGCCCTATGTTATTCTGTACTGCTCTCCACATAGGAGAAACTTGATCTTTACCTAGCGTTCTTTGTCGTGCCTTATCTCTATCTATAGCAGTATTTAAATCTGTATTCACAAATATCATAGCAGTTTGATAACCCAGTTTTTCTAGTTCTGTTTTCTGGGAAAGTATTTTCTTAACATCTCTACCAGTGCCGTCTATCGTTAAACCTAAACGACCATCAACAAATCCTTGCTTTCTTTTGTTAGTAACAAATTTAGCACGATCTCTGATAGATTGTCCTTTACTGGAAAATATGTTATCTTGAGTTGGCTCTAACCCTGCTAATTCTAATGCTCGTTCAAATGCCTGATCAGAATTGACAAGTTTTAGTCCAAGTGCGGGAAGTGCAGTTTGACCGACAATGAAAGATTTTCCAGAGCCAGGACCGCCAGCCAAAAACACGGCTTTAAATATGCCTGGATCGTAAACTCCTTCGTCTAAAGGAATAAAGTCTTGTAGTGTCTTTTCCATAACACTATTTATAAAACTAGAGGAGCAATTTGGCTAGGTTTTTGACAACCACTTCTGCATATTGTTTTAATTCTTCGTCTTTGATATCGTTTCTAATCGCATCGACATCTTTAAAATCTTGAATTAATTCATCGTACTCGTCTTTATCAAGCATGCCTTCATGGCGCAAATGATTAAGTTCAGCAACTTTGTCTTGATACTTTTCGATTATTTTTAGTTGATCTTCTATTTCGTTCATTTATCTGGACCTCTTACCTGATACTTCAAGGGCGGATTCTGTTACGCTGTTGATATTCTGCCATTTGATACGACAATAAGCATCGGAAGGAGTCTCCCTAGATTCCATTTCTGCTACCAAGTCAAAAATCTGATCATAAATCTTTTGATTATTGCTATTCATTCTATGATCAGAATATTTATCTAAAAAGGCTGCCATTCTGTACGCTTGTTTAATATCTTCTATTGAACATGTAGTTTGTTCTGATATCAAATTCAAACGAACTAATTCACCATACTCCATACTGTCAAACTTATCTGGAAGTTTGTCCATAACTGCACAACCTGCTATTGTAAACATTAACAGCATGGTTGGTCCCCACATGTAAACATAATTTGGGAAATCAAACATCTTACTCATCTTCATAATATTCTCCGTTTAAGCGAGAACTTGTGTTGGCTTCAATTCTTCCAATCGAGTCATCAGTCGTTCTGCTCGGTTCGTAACTTGTCTATACCACAGACTGTCTCTGCCTTCTACCGCCGCTTGTTTCCAATCTTCGGCTTCTAATGCAGTTCTAAAATTTTTAAACTTTGCTAGGCGAGTCCTGCCCATGTTAAACATCATATTAACCAAGACTTGCTGGACTGTATCGGGCATTGTATTAAACCCTTCTCCGTATAGAGCAACACACTCTGAGATTGATGTGTCGAGGTCTTTGTCGAAACACGCTTGGACTCTTTCTTCGCTGATTGGTGTGCCGAGTGGTTTGCCGTGTTCCTCGTCCTCGCCTGTGATGAGGTGACCGACACCAAAGGTGGGATACCCGAGGTGATCTTTGTATATTTCATACTTCACGCCTTCGTCTATTTTGAGTTGTTCGTATACTTCGTTCCGGTAGTTAATAATTGTCATCTACTTATCCTTTTAAAAATGAGGTAAAGGAGTGATGTACTCCCTCTTTGAGTTCCATGCCAGTTTTCACATCATTAAAAAGTTGTTGTGCGCCACTGTAACCAGGTGGTAAACCTTTCTTAAATCCTGCAAAATCATTATTCTTGACAAACAGCCTCATTTTACTAGCACTAATTCCAGTTACTCCTTCAGCATCAGGATCTCTTTCTCCTGCTGATACAACTTTGATAGATTTAAAAGTAAAGTCTTTACCATTATACTTATCTACAATTCTTTGAAATTCTGTTACTCGATCAGAACCTGCGACCATTATAACACTATCAAACTTGCCTGTCAATAGTCCCAACTGTTTAATGAAGTTGGGATTGATTTTATCTGAAGCCTTAAATTTTGTGTTAGGAAACATCTTCTTTAGATGTGCAACTTTCTTTTTTGGTGTCAATGGATTTTTATTCTTA